CTGCGTTTTGGGATTACTGCGGGCTCAACCGCAACGCCGACGCGGGCGACTTTCGCGGCATCACCCGCCGCATCAACGGGGGAGAGCTCGGCATGGCCGACCGGATCAAGCGATACGAACGCGCGCGGCAGGTGCTGGCGTGATTGATTGGACGTCACTCGGCGGCACGATCGCCGGCATCGCATCAGCCGTGGGCCTGGCGGGCGGCGGCGTCTACGCCTGGTGGCAGAAAAACCAGCGCACCGTTGCCACCACGCGCGCCGAAGTGGCCGAAGCCGAAGCCGCGACCACCGTCGCCGACTCGCAGAAGATTGTTTATTCCACCTTGACCGACCGCCTCACGACGTTGGAGTCGGATATGCGGGGCGTTCGTTCTGAGCTCGCTTCCGAGCGTGCGCACAATCGCCAGCTGGTCCTGCACATTTGGAAGCTGGAAGGGCTCATGCGCCAGGCCGGCATGATTCCGCCGGAGTTCGACGCTAACCCGCCGAGCTCGGCCGTGTCCAACGGGCCGAACGTATGAAAAAGCTAACCGCGCTGCTGGGCTTCCTGTTGCGTTTCGTCGGCTATTGGCTGGCGGAATACGGCCACCGGATCGAGACACGGGCGGGCGTCGAGCAGGTTAAGGCTGGCGGCACCGACTGATGTTCGCCGGACTCTGGAAATACCTCGCCGGGGCGCTCGCCGTGCTGGCGGTCGCGGCCATCCTCGCGGCCGTGCTCTTTCATGAGCGGGCTGCCGCTGGTCGTGCACGTGCCGATGCCGCCGAGGGGCGCGCGAGCGCGTTGGAGGCGCAGTTGCGCGAAGCCCGCGCAGCAGCCAAGCGTGACGACATAAGCACCGACGCCACCAGCGTCGCCCGTACCAGTGCCGCCGACCGAAACACCGAACACAACGCACGCGCCGAGCGCGTGGAGGCTATCGCCCATGAGTCGCGCCCGCCCGTTAGTGTTGTGTGTCCTGCCCCTGATCCTCGCCTCATGCGCGAGCTTGCCGAAGGGCGCAAGCGCGTATCTGCCACCGAAGATCGACTGCGCGGCATCGGACGGCCCGCGGGTCAAGTCGCCCACTGAGCCCGAGGCCACCGAGCGATCGGTGCTGCTCTGGCAAATGTACGCATGGGGCTGGCAGGAGTACGCGGCCGACGTCATCGCGCAGCGGTACGAAACCGCGGTGTGTCTGGAACAGCTGCGCCGGCAGGGCGTCGTCCGGTGATCGGCCTGTTCCTCATCAAATACCTGGCGGCATGGGTCGGCTGCTCAGTCGCCGCCTGCTGCCTGTACCGCGTGGGCTATCGAATCGTTTACGGAGTGTGGCCATGAACAACTACAGCCCGATGATGCGGCCGAACTACGGCCCGCCGATGACAGACGACGGCTCCATGCGTCCGCGTCCGTGGCTGCAGCCGGGATTCCAGGCGCACACGGGCGGCGGTATGCAGCCGATGCAAGCGCCCGGTATGCCGAACATGCACCCGAACGCCTACACGGGCGGCGGTGCGCCGATGATGCCGCAGGGTGTGCAGACGGGTGGGCCGGGCCAGATGATGCCGGCGTTCAACGCGAACACCGGGGGCGGGATGCAGCCGCAGCCGATGGGACCACCGCAGGCATTCACGGGTGGCGGGCTTCCCCCGCAGCGCCTGGCACAGATGGGCGGCGGCCGTGGGCAGTTCGACAACCGGCTGCTCGGCCGTGGGCTGATGCGCTGACATGAGCCGGGCCACGAAAGCCTACGCCAGCGCCTACCAGACCGAGCGGGTGCAATCCGCGTCGATGACGGTGGGCGAGCTGCGCGAGTTCGAGGTGGACTTCAACGGCGCGCTGAACGGCGAAACGATCACCGCAGCCGTGTGGGACACCAGCAACCCGACCGCGATGGCACTGGCCGACCTGACCCAAGCGGCAGGCATCGTGTCGGTGGACGCGACAGCCAACTATTCCGGCCGCGCCGAAATGCGCGTGACCATCACCACCAGCGCCGGCCGCTGGCTGATCCAGCGATTCATGGTGGACGTGCGGGGCGTGGCATTGGGCGGGACTGCGCTGACGTGGACGGCATGAGGCACGGCGACGTGGTGACACTCCAGCCTGATTTGGCGCTGGCGATGGGCTTGCTGGGCTATCCGGCCCGCTACGTCCTGCGCCAAGAGTGGCCGCCAGTGACCGAGCGCCAGCAGGATCAAGCCACGGCCGATCGGCTGCGGGCTGAGAACCAGATGCGGGCAGGCGGGATTGACCTGTACCAGCATCATCGGCTGCGAAGCGATCGGTTGTCCGCTTACTTCGAGGGCCAGTCAGGTCCAGAGGTGAAGCTGTCGAACGCCGAGCACGTCAAGGTCGCCATGCGGAGCTGGCTCCGTGGCTAGGCCGAGTCTCTACACGCCAGAGCTTGCGGACGTCATCTGCCAGCGAGTGGTGATGAAGTCGCTGAATGCGGTCTGTAAGGCCGAGGACATGCCGGCCGCTTCGACGGTGTACGCGTGGCTGATCGAGCACAAGGAGTTTTCGGACAAGTACGGGCGCGCACGCGAGGCTCGGGCTTATCGCCGGGCCGAAGGTGTCGATGCGCTGATGGCGAAGGTTCGCAAGGGCGTGATCGAGCCGAACGCTGGCCGCCTGCTGTTCGACGGCATCAAGTGGCAGGCGGGCAAAGAGAACTCGCGGGCGTTCGGTGATCGCGTGACCCATGCGGGCGACGCTGCTGCGCCGATCCCGGTCGAGCACTCGGGGAAGATTGAAATGGACCCTGGCGAGGCATATCTCAGGATGCTCAATGGGAAGTGAGCATCAATCCGGCGTCTATCGAATCACCGTGCCGGACGGTAGGTTTTACGTTGGCTCGGCTGTCCATTTCGGGCGCCGCTGGTCTGTGCATCGTCACCGCCTGGGCCGCGGAACGCATCACAACCCCGCATTGCAGGCCATCGCAGCAAAACATGGGGTGGATGCATTGCGGTTCGAGCGGCTGATCGTCTGCGCCCCGGTAGATGCGGTGTCGTATGAGCAGGCGGCAATGGATGCGCTGCGGCCGGCGTTGAACGCTGCGCCTGTTGCGGGCAGCACGCTCGGCTATCGGCACCGTGAGGACACCAAGGCTGCATTCGCATCGCGCCGGCGCTCGGCCGGAAACACAGGCAAGCAGCACTCGGTGGCGGCTAAGGCGCAGATCAGCGCCAAGAAGGCTGGCAAGCCATCCAACCGCGCAGGCGTTGCGCTGACGGACGCTACGAAGCAGAAGATCAGCGCGGCGCTGGCTGGCCGGAAAAACAGCCCGGAGCAGATCGCGCGGCAAAAGGTTTCTTTCGCTGCGGCGATACAACGGCGAAGGGCCGCCAGTGGAAGGGTTTGACTGGAAGCGGCCGGACTACACGCAAGTCTTTACGGAGCGCGCTGAGCGCCTGACCAGGCTGCGGGCAGACCCGGCACTGCTGGCCGGCGTTAAGGCGCACTACGCGGACCATCCCGCGGACTTCATCAGTGATTTTGGGTTCACGTTTGACCCGCGTAACGCAGAAATCGGCCTACCAACTGTCGTGCCGTTCCTGCTGTTCCCGAAGCAGCGCGCCTTTATCGACTTCGTGCAGCGCAAGTGGCTGGCACGCGAGGACTGGCTGGCCGAGAAGTCCCGCGACATGGGCGTGTCCTGGCTGTGCGTGGCCTTCGCGGTGTGGATGTTCCTGTTCAAGCAGGGCACGGTTGTCGGGTTCGGCAGCCGCAAAGAGGAATACGTCGATCGGCTCGGCGATCCGAAGTCGCTGTTTTGGAAGGTGCGCCAGTTCATCGAGCTATTGCCGGTCGAGTTCCGCCCGAAAGGCTGGGACCTGAAAACCTGCGCCCCGTTCATGCGCATCCAGAACCCCGAGAACGGCAGCGCGATCATCGGCGAGGCCGGCGACAACATCGGCCGCGGCAACCGCACGTCCATCTACTTCAAGGATGAGTCGGCGTTCTATGAGCGGCCGGAAACGATCGACGCGGCACTCTCGCAGACATCCAACTGCAAGGGCGACGTGTCCACGCCCAACGGCGCAGGCAACCCGTTTTATCGCAAGCGCAAGGGCGGCAAGGTCGAGGTGTTCACGTTCAACTGGCGCGACGACCCGCGCAAGGGTCCGGAGTGGTACGCAAAGCAGGTGCGCGAACTCGACCCGGTCGTGCTCGCGCAAGAAGTTGACATCAACTACGAAGCGTCCGTCACCGACGCCTTCATCCCCGGCGACCTGGTGGATGCCGCGCAGCAGAACGGGCCGGCTGATGTCGAGCCGATGGGGCCGAAGCAATGGGGCCTGGACGTGGCGCGCTTCGGCGATGACAAGTCGGTCCTGACCAAGCGCCAGGGCCGCGTGGTGTCCGAGCAGCAGGCGTGGCAGGGCATCGACACGATGCAACTGGCGGCGCGCATTTGGGACATGGCGAAGGCCGAGGCGCCCGACCAGATCGCGGTGGACGTGATCGGCGTCGGCGCTGGCGTGGTCGATCGACTGGTGGAGTTCGCCCGCGGCTCGGCGGTGCAGATCGTCGGCGTGAACAGTTCCATCCGCGTCGATGACGGCACGAACTACAACGTGCGCGCCAAGATTTGGGAGAACGGCCGCGCCTGGCTGAAAGACGGCCCGGTGTCGCTACCCAATGACCCGACCGTGAAGGCCGAGTTGTGCGCCCTGAAATACCTGTATCGCAACGGCCTGCGGCTGATCGAGTCGAAGGACGACGCCAAGAAGCGCGGCATCAAGTCGCCCGACTTCGCCGACTCGCTGATGCTCACCTTCGCCGAGCCCGTGATTTCCCGCACGCCCGTTGACCTCTCCGATTACCCGGTGGACTACTGATGACCGACACGACTGCCAAGCCGGACGACAACGACGGCCTGGCCGACATGCGCAAGCGGTACACCACCGCGAGCGAAGCCGTGTCCACGCTGTACGACGAGGCGCGCGACGACATCAAGTTCGTGACCGTGCCCGGCAACCAGTGGGACGCCGCGCTCAAGAGGCGCCGCGCCAACCGGCCGACGTATGAGTTCCCGAAGCTGCGCAGCTACATCCGCCAGATCATCAACGAGCAGCGCCAGTCGCGTCCGCAGGGCAAGGTGCGCGGGGTGGAGGAATCCGACCGCGGCCTGGCCGAAATCATGCAGGGGCTGTGCCGCAACATCGAATCGATGTCCAACGCTGAACAGGCTTACGACATCGCGTTCGAGAAAGCCGTCAAAGGCGGCTTCGGGTGCTGGCGCATCTGCACCGACTATCTCAACGAGGACGATTTCGAGCAGGACATCAAGATCGAGCCGATCCGCAACCCGTTCGCGGTCAAATTCGACCCGGCTGCGGTGCGGATTGATCGCCGTGACGGCAACTTCGCGTTTGTCGAGGAATTGATCCCGCTCGCCGATTTCACCCGCCGC